AAAATCTATAAGACATCGATTTCTGAACTGTGGTTTTGCATAAAGTCTGATCTTCTCATTGTGTCGATCAACTCTTTCTTGAAATCGTTGATATTTTCTAAGATCTTCATTCTTGATAGAACTAGATCCTTTGACTTCAATGAACTTATTCTTCAAATAAGGAGAATCAGCTTCATTCTGAGTCCAGTAGCAGACAAAGTAGTCTGGATTAAAGAACTCATCGTTCCACATAAATGAAACGACATTTGGAATAGGGGAATTGAATGGATCAGCTCCTAATGTTTGGAAAGCTCCAGAGCAATCTTCAAATTGCATCCAGTTCCAGTCACCAGAGATCTTCTTGATCCCATTCGTTTCCATATCAAATTCAAAACATTCAGCACCATAATCTTGTTGCTTTGTATTGTTTTGAAATCGTTTTGCTACTGATCCAAAGTCACCAAGCATTGATCTTGTGTTTTGTTCAGATAGCTTATCTGGATCTCGTAGATCCCAGATTTCTTTCATTATAACTCTTCCGAATTATCAGCTTTCGTTCTGAGTTTGGTCATCTTGATCTTGAACAGATTGTTGATTCAAGTTTTGCAGATACGAATCTCCAATTTCTTGATCTACTGGCTCAAGATCTTCTTTTGCTCTGATCTCATTAACAGAAAGGAATCCAGCATTTCTTCCCAAGTTATATGCTTCATATCGAGCTTTGATATTTGCTCTTAATAATCCAGATACATCAATTCTTGCAAATTGATTTCTTGGAAGCATCATCGTGAGTGCTGTCTCGATTCTGTTGATATAGGGGAGAAGAGTTAGTTCATAAAAAACTCTGTTTTGCTCCTCAATACTAGATCCGAGCTTTGTAGTTTCTGAGAGATCACCGATCATATACGCTGGAACTCTAAAGAGTCCACAGATTTCTGATTTAGTGTATTTCCTAGATCCCAAAAACTGCATTTGTTCGTGGTTTAAAGCCATAGGTTTCCAAGAAGCTCCCTCAGTCAATATTCCGATTCGATGAGACTTCTTAGTTCCCATATGTTTTCTCTCAAAGCTCTGCTTCAAGATGTTGAGTGATTCTTCTGTTGGACTTGAGTCCATTTCGATCACTCCAGAGAGAACAGCTCCATTCTGAAAGAATCTTCCAGCAAACTCATCTTGTGCAAGTGCAATTCCAATTGCTTCTTGACCAGCTTCTATTGGAGAAAGTCCCAAATCAGATCCTTGTTCAAAGTTCTTGATGTGAACGATCTCTCCAGCTGGATTCATAGATGTGTATCTAGTGAAAGTCTCTTTTCCATTGAAAACATAAACTGCTTTCCCATTTTTTCTTTGGATCTCAATATCATCTGGATGCAAGTTATAGATCTCAGATGGAAAACCATTTCGATCTCTAGCTGTGATCAACCAGTACGAATTGCCATAAAGACAAAGTGAATTGATTGATCTGTGCATCCAAGTGAATATATCTGTCTCTGGATTTGGCATTCCATTAACAGCATCCAAGAAAACTGGAGGAGTTGTGGATTCTCTATAATCTTGAGTCTTTCTAAATGTTTTGACTGGCATTGTTGCAATCGAATCACTTATCAAAGAAATACAAGAATAAACTGTTGCAGAAGTGATTGCAGTTGATGGATCAACTATCTCACCAGATGCAGTCTTTCCAGTTCCATCCATTCCCAAATTAAATAAAGAAGCATCCATATCTCGCTTCTCAAATGGTTGTCTATTAAATAAATCTATTAGTCTCATAATCTCTCAAAGTCGAATAAAAGTGAAATAGCTATCAGTCCAGATCCAAGAACAAACAGTCCAACAGTTGTTGAGACAAAGAATGCTGAGACACAAACACTGACAAATCCCACTGAAAAAATAATTAGGTTATTTATCATCAAACTCCTAAATTGATATAAATTCTGGAGACTTCTGATCATCTTCTTCTTGTGGTCTGATTAGATCTGACCATCTATCGAATGCCATTATTGAAGCAATAGCCAAGTCGATCTTTCTTGCAGATGATTTGTTGATCTTTGTGACCAGAGTCCCTTGAGGAGTCTCTTTTGGGACACAGTTGATCAAATGTTGGAAAAGGTTGAAATCTCCATCGTGTGAAAGTCCTTGTTCCATAACAGCTGAATAAAACCTTGAGGTTGCTTCAGCCATTTTCTTTCTATAATTTCCCTCAAAATAAAGGATCATATCTGATCCATACTTGTCTTCTAATTCATCAAGTTCTTGATGCCAACCCATAGGATCAACAACAAACTCGACAACTTCATAATCTCTAAAGATCTGATCTATTTTTGCCAGAACTTCATTTCTAGGAACTTTCCAAAGTTGGTTTTCTTGAACTGGTCTTTCCCAGTGTCCCAAGACTTGAATGTGTGGTTTTTCTTCAACTGAAATCCCCACCAATGCTGTTGAGTCCCTTGAATACGATCCATCAAACGCCAATATGATTTTTGATTCTTTCTCGATGGTTTTTTCGGCATAACATTCCTCCCACACACCAGCTGGAAGCCATCTCTCAGCTGTTGAAGTCCATTGATTTAAAAAATATCTTCTAAATTCATTCTCTGGTATCTGATGAAAAGCTCTTTCAAGCTGTTCACGATCAACAAAGTCATCAAGAGCTGGATTGCTTTGTTCAAGAGCAAGTTGTCTTTGATCGAAGTTATTGATGTCCAATTCTTGATCTGCTTCGTATATTTTAAAATAAAATCCCTCATCTTCGATTTCACCAGCTTCAATTCCTTTTGCATATTTATAAAGTCTATAAGCAAGACTGTTCTCAACTCCAGCAGTTGTGATGTTGATTCCAATCGTGTTTGCTCTTTTCCTAAGTCCATTCTGGATCACCAGATGAGCTTTTTCCTTGTTGCCAGTCATCTCGTGGATCTCATCAAAGATTCCAAAAGGAGCTGGTCTAAGACCATCATTCTGACCAGCAACACAAGGAACTCTTAAAATATAAGCATTGGGATTGTCCTTGACTATGATCTTTCGTTCTTGAATATCAACAAAGTGCTTCAATTCACTGTTTTGGATCATTGCTTTTGCAGATGAAAAGACAAGATCAGCTTGATCATAACTTGATGCAACAACTGGAATGATCGGACTTGGATTTCCAGATCCTAGCAGTCCATAAACTGCCAACATTCCAGCAAGTTCAGTTTTTCCATTCGACTTTGGAGTCGATATATAAGCAGTATGATGTTTGAATGATCCATCTTCTCTAAGTTCAAAGAGTTCTCTGATGATCTCTTTCTGCCAATCTCTCAAGACAATAGGTTGTCCAAGATAATCTCCAGAAGAGTGAACACAATATCGTTCAATGAACTTGATAACTCTATTCCCAAGAGTTTTCATTATTCTTCCTCTAGTTCTGCATTAAGATCAGCAAGACTTTTCTTTGCTTGACCTATTGAGATCCCTAGAGACACTCTAGCTTTCGGATTCATTCCTATTCTGTCCTCAAGTTGTCTGATCTCAGCATCTAACTTCAACATTGCTGAATATAGAGGATTAATCACGACTTGACCTTGTGATCCTACGACCAAACGATCTTTCTTAGCTTGTTTATAGATCCTCTCTCGTTCATCCATCAGTGTTGCAAGTCGATAAATGATTGATTGATCTGATTTCTCATCAATTGCACTAGCAAGATCACTTGTCCAGAATGCTTCCCACCACAATTTCGTGTTTTTTAAATATCTTCCAGATAATTTCGGAATATTTCGTTTTTTATATGCAGACATTTCGACCAGCTTTGGTCGTATTCGATGTTCTCTTTGATCAAGTGGTTTAGCTCTAGTCATAATAAAAAAATATTTTTTTTGAAAGTTGTGAGACTATACATCTCTCTTTCTTAAGGGGCATCGGGAGAGACACGCTGTTATATCTCTGCATTTTTGACCTACCCCTACCAAATAGAGTTCTGATCAGAACAGTTTTTGTCTGTTTTTGCACACTCCCAAGCACTTATCTCAGCATATAGAGTCATTTCTACTCACAAAAGTTTTCAGATTGTTGCTTGTTTGGAGCTGTTGCAACTTCGACAAAAGATTTCCAAAGTTTGATAATCATCCCCACCTTTGCTTGTTGGTATAGGATGATCAGCTGTCAGATCAGTTGAGAAGTGTGGTTTCCTTTTATATCCAGAACACACATATCCATATTGATCAATGTGTCTTTGCACAGCTTCTTTTCTATATTTTCTCTGTGCGTATGTGACAGTCTTTGGCTTCTTATAATATTTCTTCTTGATCCTATGCTGTGGACACTTTCTTTGATCCGAAACTTTTCCACAGTCATAACAGAAAAACTTTGGCACGATCTCTTTTCCTTAGTATTAATAAAACAATTAATATTTCAATCAAGGAGATAATCTTCGTTGAATCTCAACAATACGATCTTCCATTGTGCTCAGTTGCCATTGATAGTTCAGATACTTCTCATCGATCTGAGTTATCAGCATCGTATGTTCTTTATCTGCTTTCTTTAATTCTTCAATTGAAGTTTGTAGCTCTTTGATCTCGTGCATCATTAAATTAATTTCAATATGCGTATGATCTAAGTTATTGATCTGATCTTGTATTGCTTGGAATCTCTGATCAGTCTGTTGTTTATTCTGTATCAGTACAAAACAAAGAATGATGATTGAGATAGTTAATGCAATCCAACTTATATATTTCATATAGTCCATATCTCATAGGGGATCATCATATCTTGTTGCAAGAACATAGGGGAGTTCTGATCTTCTACTCTTTGAGTTATAACATCTAAGAACAAGAACTCTCTTGCTTCTGATGGTTTCATATCTTGATTCCCAACTAATTGGATCACACATTGATTGAAGTCATAGACTGCAACTGATTTCTTCCCATTCGTTCCAATACCAATGAAAGCTGGA